TTCAAAATCGAAGACGACTTGCCCCCCGGCGATAGATGTGGGTGTGTTCAGCGCGGGATCGACCCAGACAGCGCCGCCCAGAATTGCGCCCCGAGACCGGAGCGATCGGAGATATTCCCGCACGGATTCCATCACCTCTTCCAGGTAGGTGGCAGTGATGCAGCGATCGACTGCCCAGAGGTGCTCCCGCAGGATCGACTCGTTGATCATGTCTGCTGTCCGCTGAACAGACAGGAATGTGTAGAGCGGGTCGGTCGAGAGGGTGCGGTTGCCCCAGAGGCGGAAGCCGCCCTCGCGAATGATCGTGGCGACGTTCTGCTCGTTGAGCAGGTTGGCGCGGGAGCCGGCGTCACCCATGGCGAAATCAATGGCACGGCTGGTGGCCTCGATGCCATAGATCTCCTTGTTGCTGGGGCTCCACCAGAAGCCCAGCTCGTTGTCGGTGCGGTTGATGATGCCTGCGACGCCTGGAGAGAATGGCATCGTGATGCCACCAACCACCACCCAAGGGTCAACCAGGTAGACACGACGGGAGCCGAAATCATCGGCGGCTTGGATCGCGGCAGCGTCGGTGGTGTTGGGGCCATCGGCGATGATCACGGCCCGGAGGCGATCAGCGATAGCAAGTAGCTCGGAGACGACCCGGTTGCGCACCGTGCCCTTGGTGGGGGTGCCAGCCGTCGCTTGCACACCGCCGGCCGGGGGGGGTGCGACCGTGACGGTAATGGTGCCGGAGTAATTGGTGCCGGGTTGGTCGATCCGATACCCCACCACCTTGCCAGCAGTGGCTCCAGTGCCAAGAAGCGCGGTGGCCGTCGCCTGCACACCACCGCTGGCGGGGGCGGAGATTGTGACAGGCGGAGCGGTGGTGTAGCCCTCTCCCTGGTTTCCAGGCGGGATGGTCAGGATGCCGTTGGTGTGTCGCTGGTGAGTGAAGCCCGGAGCAATGAGAATCTTGGGCGCAAAGCCCACGGCATTCTCTGATGCCAGGAAGCCGTAGACGCCTTCGTAGGCGCCGGTGCCAGCGTTGGTTCCCCCCACGACGTTGGTGATGGTGGCCTCTTCGCTGACAGCCTCGGCAACGCGGATCACCACGACGACCGCCCCCGCCTGGGAGTAGATCAGATCGAGGGATTGCTTCAGCGTGCCGCTGCTGCCTAGGCTGGCGTACTCCGTCTTGTTGACGACCAACACCGGAGTGTTGAGGGGGAACGCTGTGGCGTCCGCATCGGGCGCGGTGCCAATCACTCCAATCACGGAGGATCGCACGGTCTTGATAGGCCTGGCCCCAGTATCGATCTGGAGCACCTCCACGCCGTGGAGGAAGCTGGTGGTCATTGGAGGAGCCTCCTGTCGGGTTGATTCTAGGGCGAAGCGCTGGCCCGTCAGACTGGGGCTGGGAGCGGGATTGTCCAGGTGGCGCCGGGAAACGTCAGGGTGCCGTTGGAGCTGACGACGTCAGTGCCGTTGTCAACGCAGCACACCAGCTCGTCAGCGCTGGCTGCGCCCCCGCGAGCGCGTGCGACGATCATCTTCCGAGCAGTCAGGGAGGAGTTGGGCCAAGAGCAGGGGCCGATGGTGATCGTCACCACATGAGTGGTGGTGTTGACGGCGACGGAAAGGCTGACCGTGGCGCCACCGGTGGAGTAGCCAGGGCCGGAGATCTCAGAGGTGATGTCGCTCCGCTTGGAGTGGCTTCTACTCTCGCTGTAACCAGCGCTTACCAGAATGCCCTTGAAGGTGTGGGTGGTGTTGCAGTTGCCATTGAGCGCATCGGGCAGGAAGCTGTCATAAATGATGTCGGCCATGGGTCACACAGGTTGGGGGGAGGTTAGGGCAGGTTAGGGAAAGCCCCATTTGCCGCGCAGGGTTTCAGTCAGCGCAGCACTGTCGCCGGAGGACAGGGGCGAGGGGAACGCAATCAACTCGCAGATGTAGCCGCGCCAGCCCCTGCCCAGGTAGCCGTAGTCCCGATCCATGCCAATGGCCAGGCCTGATGTCGTTGAAATGGCACCACCGTCGGACCGTTTGGCGCGGACCAAGCAGGTGCTGGACAGCTCGGGATAGACGTCTGTGATTCTGTTGGTTGATCCACCATTGAGATAAACCTGATCAAAGGCTTCATTGCGAAACGCTGTCAGGCCAGTCCTGGTCAGCCACGGATATTCGCCTGGCAGGTTGCTGTTGGGGCTGAAAATGCCAGGGTCGCCCCCTTGGAATGCACTAATGAAAACAACCACAGCATAAATCTCTGAAACTGTAAAAGTGTCAGAGCGGCTGGTGAATAGTCGCTTGGCGTTTCCACCACCGCCAAAACCGTCGCCCGGCGTGGATGGCCACTGAATTGCGTTTCGGCCGTTCACCGCGCCAATCGCCAGGGTTGGCCTTAGCGCTGTATCAGGTTGGGAAACGTGCCATTCAGCGCCGCTCTTGTCGCGCGCCTGGGAGACGTTGCCATCGACGACCGTCAGCATTGATGCGTCCGACGCATCCCACCAGCCAACTGGAGATCCTGGCAGTCCAACGCCGCCCACAGCCGCGTCAGCTGCAAATGTTGTCGCGTCGCTTGCCCAGTACGTTGAACCAAGAGCCCCGCCAACGCCGCCCACAGCCGCGTCTGCAGCCAGCGTTGTTGATGCAGTCGCCCAAGTGGTTGCGCTAAACGCATTGCCAGAGCCGCCCACTGCAGCCTCAGCAGAGAACGTGGTCGCACCGCTGGCCCATGCAGTTGCGCTGATCACATCATCCGCATCGCCAACAATGGAAATCGCATTGAACTGAGTCGCAATGGTCACCCAGTTGGTGTTGCTTCCAATCACGCCATTCACGCTGGGGCGCGATGCTCGAACCAACCGGCCGCTGTCGCTGTCAAGTATTTCTATACCATGCAGGAATGACATCAGGTCAGCTCGGCGTCAAGCCATGAGCGGTAACCAGTGACGTAGCACGAAAGCGCCCCGGTCGTGGCCTGCAAGATGCAAGAGCCGCCGTAAGGTGTCATCCGCCCAATGCTGTTCGAAGCGTTGTTGTAGTTTGCCTGCACTGTATTCGGATCAGCAACAAGCGTGTTGGCAACAGGCGTCTTTCGCATCTCAGCCCAACTGAGCGACGTTTCCAGATACTGCCCCGCAACGGATGCGTAGAACAGCATGTTGAATGGCACCCATTGGCCATACCTTTTGCACAAGCTGACCTCAGCACCGAGTGGCCGCAGCTCGAACGGGGTGCGAAACCCGCCGGGCTCCAGCTGCACCCGGGCAATGTCGACCGTGCCCGATTGTTGGCCCAGAGTGCCATTGCGGGCGTTGAACCCGCTACCACCATCGAACCAGATATTCAGCGCCAAGTAGTCGTCCCCGTTGGTGCCAAGCGTCTTGCCACTGATGCTTGGCACAGTGACCGTGACGCTGATCTGCTGCCAGGCTGTGCCAATCGCAACCTTCGTGGCACCAATCGCCGACACCATGACGCTGGGCGAGCCGCCGGTGCCAAACCACTGGGCAAGCTCGACCGCAATCGAGCGACTGGCATTGGCCTTGGCCCAAAAGCTGATGGTGACCGTTTGGCCGGCGAAGGTTCGGACCCCCTCAATCCGCTGCAGAAGGATCGAGTAGTTGTTAGGCCCGGCGACAGACGTGACAACGGCCCGGTTGAAGAATCGCGGCTCGCCTGGCACATCGGTCTGGCCAGGGGTGAACGACTGGCGGCTCATCACCGCACTGCTGCCCACGTACGCGTTGAGCCAACGATCAGCAGCGAAATCGGATGTGCTGAAAGTGGTGCCTCGCTGCCAGACGTCAAAGTTGCCATTGATGATGGCGTTGCGGAAACCAGCAAGGGGGCCCCCGTTGATGGCACTGAGCTGCGCACTGGCAGCGCCATCATTGGCCAGGGCCAGCGCGGGGGTCGTTGCGCTCGGGTGCTGCAGCTGCTGGACGCGAAGATTAGACATGGGTCAGTGCTTGATGCAGAAGAGCAGCGCAACGTTGCGGGGGCGGGTTTCGCTGCCACCAGTGGTTCCTGTTGGGGCTGATTGTTCACCGTAGTCGTAGCCGGTGGTACCTGTGCCCACCTCGTAAATTCCTGCCAACGCATTTGTAGTCGGGGTCAAGTGAGAGTGGCTTTTCAGCTCGTCGGCTTGACTGGTGCCAATCGCTCTTCCAGTGTCAACTCCACGGCCTTCATCCAAGCCGCGCACAAACTCTCCCCGGAGATCGGGCAGGGAGAACGTGGACGATCCATTGCCAGGGCCGAACTGCCCCGGCGCCTTTGCGCCTTCGCTGGCGGCGAGGTTGCCTGAGGCTTGCGCCCAGGCCCACAGCTTGGGATAGGTCGTCCTGCTGACAGTTGCGCCGTTGGCCTTCAGCCAACCGGCTGGAGCCACATTGCCAGCGAAAGGCATGACAGCACCTGCTGGGATCCCCAAGTCATCAGGCACTTGGTATCGCTGCCCATCACCAACGGGTGGAGCATCGATCTCCACAAACCCGCTGGTCGCACCATTGAGCCGCAGCGTCATTGTGTCGCCTCCAGTGCCTCGCGCAGTTCCGACAGGGTAAGGCCGATCCTGGCCAGCTTCTCTGCCACTGTCAGCTCTGCCACCACCTCGCGCTCCAGAATTTCGCCGCGCAGACGAGATTGCTCCACACCATCAGGCGTTTGGAACCGCAGGTCGAGGCCGCCAATTTCAC